GGGAGTTCGAACATGCGTTCGATTATTCCAGATTATATATATCTCTCAGGTAGTTCTCAGGTATCAAGTAGAGGTAGAGGGTAGAAAAAATAGGTAAGTAGGTAAGTCGATAAGTCGACAAATCGATAAATCTTTGACCCAGAGTGCTTAAATTTTCGTACGAGTATATATATATGTCTTAGGTAATAACTTTATGTTAGGTGGCCTAATATATATACATATCGGACATTTAAAAGAAATATCACCCTAAGTTGTTCGCTTTTCAGTTTTTCACAGGTTATCTATATATGTAATATAAAATATTTTATATAGGGAGTTGTCTCCCTTTTATCCCGACAACTCCTATTAATATAATATATATAATTATATATATAATGGGATAGGTCTGCCGTTAGGCGGCTACCGTTAGATTAGTCTTAGGGGCGTTAAATGGCAAAGCAGAACCTTACCAAGGAAGAGGCCCAGTACAAGGTTCTCACCCAACTCAAACAAGGCCAAACTATCAAGATGGCTATGGAGTCGGTTGGCAGATCTGAGGCCGCTTTCCGCCAATGGACCCTTACTGAGCCAAGTTTTAAAGAACAGGCTGACAAGGCTAGGCTAGATTCCAAGGGTATCAAGACTGACCTTGCTGAACTTAAGAATATCTCCTTCGAGGATTTCTCTCAGGAGTTTCTAGATACTACACTTTTTGACCACCACCTTGACTGGGTGGATCTGGTAGAGGGTAGGGAGCCTAGGTGGGTACATCCATCTATGACCTACGAGCAGGGTGCCTCTAACCGTGTACTTATAAACGTACCCCCTGAACACGCCAAGTCAACTGTTATTACAATCAACTACGTTACCTACCGCCTTGCTGTAGATCCTAACGTTAGAATCATCATAGTTTCAAAAACCCAGGGTATGGCCCGAAAGTTTCTTTCAGCCATCAAGACTAGACTTAGTCACCCTAACTGGACTAAACTACAAGTGGCCTTCGGCCCACAAGGTGGATACAAAGCAGACTCTAACACTTGGTCTGCTGATATGATCTACCTAGGTACTGGTAGGGACTCTGGTGAGAAAGACCCAACTGTACAAGCATTAGGCTTTGGATCTCAGATCTATGGTGCTCGCGCCGATCTGATTATCCTTGACGATGTGGTGATGAATGCAAATGCCCACGAGTGGGAGAAGCAAATTGAATGGCTTCAAAAAGAAGTCATCACCCGTTTGGGTCGACACGGAAAACTACTTATTGTAGGAACCCGTGTCGCACCTATTGATCTTTATAAGATGATGCGAGATCCTAGTCAATGGACTGGTGGTAAATCTCCATTCACTTATTTTAGTCAACCAGCAGTATTAGAATTTGATGAGAAGCCTGCCAATTGGAAAACCCTATGGCCCAAGACTGATAGGCCTGAGGGGGAACAAGATGAGCAAGATGAAAACGGATTATATACAAAGTGGGATGGACCCTCGTTATTTATTAGAAGGTCTGAAGTCGCTCCCTCGGTATGGGCGTTGGTTTACCAACAAGAAGATGTTATGGAAGACTCGATCTTCTCGCCAACTATTGTCGCTGGATGTGTCAATGGAATGCGAAAGAGAGGCCCACTCAAGGCTGGAGTCCCAGGCCATCCAAAACATATTGATGGTTCTTATACCGTTATCGGCCTCGACCCCGCTATGGCAGGAGCCACAGGAGCAGTAGTAATAACTTACAATCGCTCTGATGGTAAGATCTACATATTAGACTGCGTCAATATGACAGATACTACTCCACAAAGAATTAGAGATCTCATAGAAGAATGGGTTATCAAATACAAACCCCAAGAGATCCGAATAGAAATTAACGCCCACCAGAAGGCTTACGCCTTAGATGATGATCTACGCAACTGGTTGGCGGCTCACGGCTGTACCCTTAACTCTCACTTCACAGGTAAGAACAAATGGGATACTGGCTTCGGTGTAGCATCTATGGCATCACTGTTTGGGACAACAAGAGATTCTCGTTTCCAAGATAATAATCTAATTGAACTTCCTTCTAATGAAGGCTCTGAGGGCTTGAAGTCCTTAGTACAGCAATTGATTACTTGGAAACCTGATACCAAAAACCCAACCGACTGTGTGATGGCACTATGGTTTGCTGTCATTAAAGTCCGTGAACTTATGCAACAATCATCATATGCTACTAAGTTTGCTAACAATCGTTGGGCAACTAGAGCACAAAAAGATAAAAGATACGGAATCAATTTAGACGACGCCTTTGCAGAGCAATGGCAAGAAACCTATGGTTAGGATATAAATGGCTTTATCAATAGACCAGATTGCATCAAGGGTTCAATCACTTCAGTACCGTGCTTCTGAGCGCGATGCTAGAGCAGGCGATGTACTTGCTGTGCGTCAAGGTAAAATCTCTGAAGTTTATCCTGACTTTTTCCCTGAGGGTGTAGATACAAATGTCGTGGCAAATTTTATTGACATCGTTGCCAGAGATCTTTCAGAGGTCATGGCTCCACTTCCAGCAGTTAACTGTTCATCTGCTAACCAGGTCAATGATCGTGCTCGTAGGTTTGCTGACAATCGTACCCGAATTGCTTCTAACTATTTTAATAATTCTGATCTACAAGTTTCTATGTATACAGGGGCTGACCACTATATAACATATGGATTCCTACCATTCGTAATTGAATTGGATCAGGAAGCAAAACTGCCTCGCATCCGCCTAGAGAACCCAAGGATGGCTTATCCTGAATTTGATCGCTATGGACGATGCATTGCATTTGCAAAGCGATACACACTTACACTTGGTGAACTTGTAGCACAATTCCCAGAGTATGAAGGTCAACTACTTGGCCCATCTGGATTCAAACAAGATATAAACAACTTGATTGAAATTATCCGCTACTATGATAAAGACCAATCTGTTGTATATATACCATCTAGACAAAATTTAATTTTATCTCAAGCACGTAATCCGCTAGGCAAGATGATGGTTGTAGTTGCTAAGCGCCCATCTATTGATGGTGAAATGCGTGGACAATTTGATGATGTATTGGGAATCCAATTACTTCGTAATCGTTTTGCTATGTTGGCTATGGAGGCTGCAGAGAAATCCGTACAGGCACCTATTGTACTTCCTCAAGATGTACAAGAGTTGCAACTTGGTGGAGATGCGGTTATCCGTACCTCTAATCCAGCAGGTGTACGCCGTGTAGAACTTTCATTACCACAAGGTGCGTTTACACAATCACAATTATTAAATCAAGAATTACGTGTAGGTGCTCGTTATCCAGAAGGACGTACTGGTAACATTGACGCATCTATTGTTACAGGTCAGGGAGTTCAGGCTCTTATGGGAGCCTTTGATACCCAGGTTAAATCAGCACAGGCTATTTTTGCTACAGCACTTCGTGATGTTATTGGTCTTTGCTTTGAAGTTGATGAGATGTTCTTTGATGAAGTTAAAACAATTCGTGGTGTAGATGCTGGTTCACCTTATGCATTAGAGTACAAGCCAAGTAAAGATATTAAGAAAGATTACTCTGCTGATGTACGTTATGGAATGCTTGCAGGTCTTAACCCAGCACAAGGACTTATCTTTATGTTGCAGGCACTTGGAGGTAAGTTAATCTCTAAGGATATGGCTATGCGTGAATTACCATTTAATGTTAACGTTACTCAAGAGCAAGAGAAGATTGAAATTGAAGATATGCGTAATGCTCTTATTGGTTCACTTCAAGCATATACTCAGGCAATACCTCAAATGGCAGCAAGCGGCGCAGATCCAAGTGATATAGTTCGTAAAATTGCTGAAGTTATTAAGTCAAGACAAAAGGGACAAACAATAGAGGATGCGATTGAAGAAATATTTGCGCCTCAAGCGCAACAAGTTCCTCCTGCTGGAGCACCTTCTCAGGTTGAGCAAACGTCCCCTGCTCCCGTTGCTGCCCCAGTAGGAGGTCCTACACCTGAACAAGGTATGGCAGAATTACCACCTCAAGAGGTTGCACCAGATATTCAAAGTCTTTTATCTAGCCTAACATCAGGCGGAGAAGCAAACGCAAGCGTAAGAACTATTCGACGACGATAAGTAAGTAGGGGACAATGACAACGATTATCGGAATAGAACACAAGGATAAATGTTTTATAGTTGCTGACAGTCAAACGACTGATGCAGATGGTAAAATTTATTCTCATCCTGAAGTTAAAAAGATTACCGAAAACGGTTCATTTTTAATTGCAGGCTCTGGAGAAACTTTAGCCTGTGATATAGTACAACATATTTGGGAACCACCAGTTCCTACAAAACAAGATAAAGAAGACCTTTACCGATTTATGATTGTAAAGGCAATGCCATCTCTTCGTAAGTGTATGACAGAGAATGGTTATAACTTTGATGAAGATACTAAAGAAACTCGCTTTCAGTTTATTATGGCTGTTGGTGGAGAGATCTTTGATGTTGACCAAGAGTTATCAATAAGTAAATCTGCAGATGGAGTATACGCTGCAGGCTCAGGAGCAGCATATGCACTAGGTGCAATATATGCAGGAGCAGATGCTTATGAGGCAATGGAAATTGCATCTAGATTAACTGCATTTACTGCAGGTCCATATATATCAAAAGAACAACCAAAGAAAATTAAGTAGGAGGAACTATGGCTGAGAATCGTGGCGGAATGCGTCCAACTGCACCACAGAACAATCCTGCAAATGTATCTGCAACTGGTGGAGCAGGACAATCAGGAACACAACCTGCACGTTATATGTCTGGCTTAGCCTATGGACAAGGTCAAGCACAAATGGCACAACAAACTTCTGCGCCTATGGCTGGCAATCCTGTTGCTCCTGCCACACAAGTTACAACTGGTGTAAAGTTACCACAATTTACCGCACTTACTGCTCCCACGGAAAGACCTGATGTTCCGATTACAAATAACTTAGATCAAGATCCTATATTACCAGCAATAGTACCTCAGCAACAACCAGATAGTTCAGCAAAATTAATTCAAGCATTATATCTTCAAGATCCAAGCAATGAAGATGTTCGGCGTATGTTGGAGTATTTGAGCGCTGAAGGCAGGATCTAGTGTCTCTTCCCAATATTAAAAAAGACGCTAATGGAAACTATGTGCTTGAAGGTGTCCAAGAGCGTGAAATATCTCAGAATCAATTTGATTACAATGAGGTTGTTCAAGCAACACAATTTTTAACTGGTCCTCAGGGAGATGCTGCTCGTACAGCCATATCAAAAAATACAGATATTTCTGCTGGAGTTATTGCTGGATTATATAAAAATGGAAACATTGGTTCCAGTCCATTAGTAGATACCTTTGTTGAAATAGATAGACAAACTGCTGCTAAAAGATATCAAGATCAATTTAAAGAAGCACAAAGAATTTCTAATGAAGAATTTCAAAAAAAGATCTGGGGTAAAGCCTGGACTGGTTTTAAAGGGGCAATTCGTAATACTGGATTAGCACTTACCACTCCAATTGAAACTTGGTTTAGTGGACTTGGTAATACAATTGGTTTAGTTGCTAAAGAGTTTCAACTTACGGCTCAGGGAAAATTAACTTGGGATGGTAAACCAACTGATCCAAATGACACAAGAGAAAGTCTTGGATTAACTTCTGAAAAAGAATTATTTAATATAGCCTTTAATCCAACAGTTCCACTTAGACAGACCACAGCATTCCAAGCAGGCAAGCAACTTATTAATGAAGGCAGAATTGATTTAGGTCAAGGATTTTTTCCTAGCGAAGAAATGGGTGCTGGATTTAAAGCACGCCAAGAAAAAATGAAGTATGCTAAAATTGCAGTTTACCAAAATGGTGAGCAAGCAAAAGATGCCGAAGGCAATCTTATATATAGACCATACTCTCCTGTAGATCCAGTATCTTTTGTTATTACAAGAGGACTTGGCATTGATGAAAGTAATGCAAGATTTATCAATGCTATTGGTGAACTAGGAATAATGGTTATATCAGATCCTACATCAGCATATGCTAGAGCCGCAAGACTTAAAAAACAATTAGAGCAGGCTAAAGCATTTAATGCTGGCGTATTGCCAGGAAAACAAATGCAAAGACTTACAATGCTTGAGACTCAAGTTGATGAAGCCCAAAAAGCAGTTGAAGAATCTCTTGCTCAAATGAATGTTTTTAATGGTATGACGACTGGTCAAAAAATTGCTAACTATAGGACCGCACTTGCAGAACAAACTAAAATAGAATCAGAGTTTGCTACAGTATTATCTAAAGAAATAAATTACGAACCAATTGCTACATTTATAAGTGGTAGCAATGGATCTCATGTAGTAGATGCTATTGTTGAACTAAACGACTGGAAGCAAATTTATAAGATTAGTAAGGTGGGCGGCAAGCCTGGCTTTACTGTAGAGCAAGCAAAAGTTTTAGCCGCCGCTACAAGCAGAGAAGAAGTATTAAAGGCTATTGCTCCATACATTGCGAATGGTGACGTTGCACAGAATCTTTTAGAAACAGGAACTACTACTAGTAGATTCCTAAATAGAATTGTTCCTGGTAAATTGGCTCGTCCAGCAGAAGGTATTACAGGATGGGCTGCAAAAGGCATTCGTAAAGTACCATTTATTGAAAAGACATTAACTGGGTTAAGTAAATCTTATTCTACATATGTTCCACTTAGTGGTTCATTTGTACACTATGCCGACAAAGATGCTTTAATTGAAACAATAATTAACTATGGACGATCTACTAAGGTAGATGAAAAAGTTATAAATTCAATTATAGATGAGATTGCATTTTCAACAGATGCATCTACTGCTGGATTCAAGGGTGTAACCAAACTATTTGACGCCATATTTGAATCTAACAAGGTTGCCTTTGCTAAGGCTGGCATAGATGATGCAGGGCTGAGAAAACTAACTAAAGTATTTGATGCTGAACGTAAGACACAGTCAGCATACTGGGCTGAACTTCATGCTAGTGGAGCAGAAATAGATTTTGTAATTGCTAATGGTAAGAAGTTTACACTTAGTGGTCCACATTTAGACTCAGAGTTTTTAAATTCTATGGTTTATTTCCCATCTGCTACAGATATCATGTCGGAAATAGCAAAGATTAGTAAATTGTCTAAGGCTACTGGTGGTCTATCTGATAAACTTATTAAGCCAGCAGATTGGTTTACTAGCAATTTCTGGAAAAAAGTAGTTTTAACTAGACCTGCTTATGTTATCCGTAACATTACCGAAGAGCAAATACGAGTTATGGCTACTGGCCACGTATCTTTCTTTAATAATCCTGCTATGGCTATAGGAATGTGGTTGGGACGTGAGGGTGGACCTAAATGGAAATCTCTTTTAAACACATTTGATCCATATAGACACACAGTATTTGGAAGTCAATTTAAACTATCCAACTCTGCAGATGAATTATTGTACGAATCAATGGCGCATGACCAGGGATTCAAGTATATGGACTTTATGCAAAGCCAAGCAATTGGTGCTGCTAATGAAACCCAAAGAGTCTCTACTTTAAGAGGATATAAAAATGTCCAGGTAGATGAACCAAGATTTTGGGAAGGTGTTGCAAACGAAATTCGTATGCTACAAGCCAGCCCTATTGCTAAAGCGGTTGCAAGAACACAGCCAGGTTACGAATATGCAACTGTTGATTATTTATTAAGAGGCAAAGGCAAAGATGCTTGGACCAGATTTGTTAATGCTAGGGACGAGAATACTAAAGCCTGGTTATTAACTGACCAAGGTGCTCGTACTTACTTGTTTGATGGAGTTACTGGAAACGGTAGAGCCGCATCATTAAGAGCGCGTATAGAAGAGGTTGCTGGCCAAGGTGGTCCTGCTTCTGCAGCCATACGTAAACTAATTTCTGATGGTTCATTTGAAACTGCTGGTTATTCTTTAAAGGTTCCTACTGCTGCAGATAGCGCAAGGAACTCTGTTAAGAATGCTCAGGAAGTTTCTAAGAATCGTAAGTCAATTAAAGATGCTAACGAAGAATTTGCAGAGCAATTAGAAAAAGTATTTAAAGGTCAAGGCAATTGGCAGGGTATAAGATTTAAAGTATCAGACCCTACAACTGTTATATCTAAAGGTGAGGGTGGGCCTAAGTGGGTAGACAACTTCTTTGATTTCACCATTAGACTTGAAAAGACAAGTACTATGGGTCCTGAATGGCGTCAGAAATATTGGGATATAGTAAGAACTATGGCTTTATCAGCAGATTCCAATGCATTAAAAGTATTAAAGGAAACAGCAGATAAATCTTTACGCCCACTAGTTAACCCTAATGGTATTAGAATTGGTGATAAGCACGCTGCTTGGAACATTCTTAATAAAGCAAAAGGTGATGGTCCGTTAACGATTGATGAGATCCACGAATATGCTTCTAAGATTGCAAGCAATCATACAAAAGAATTATTTTATAACGCATCAAAGAGACGTTTGATATGGCATCAATTAAGATTGATTGCACCATTCGGAAACGCCTGGGGCGATACTATTGCCAAATGGTCTAAACTTTCATTTGATAATCCAGATCAAGTATATAAAATATCTAGAAATTTAAACTGGCTTAACTCACCAGAGTCATCTGCATTATATGAAGTAACAGATGCCAAAGACTATTATGACCCAAATCAAGGATTCTTTTTCACAGATCCTTTAAGTGGTCAACGTAATTTCTTCGTACCGTTTATGTCAACTGGTATGAATTTTATGGCTAATTTATTTAAAGGTGACCTTAGTTTAAAAGGTCCTTTTGCTGCTGGTGCTAGCCCTCAGTCCTTTAACTTCGCACTTGGATCTGGAGTTGTACTTCCTGGTTTTGGTCCTGGAATTTCTGTAGGATTAACTGTCTTAGATGCCCTAAATAAAAATCCTTTAGATATGCTTCCACCTGCGTGGAAAGATGAGATGTATAAATTTATATATCCATTCGGTCAAGCAGACCTAAGTGTATCGTCTCAGGCTATAGGCTCAGTAACTAGTGGAAACATAGGAAGAGTATTTGCTGGAATAACAGGTTCACAGGAATCTTACTCCTCATCATTCTCTCCAATTATGAACTATCTTGCATCGGGTGGAGATTACAACCTAGATGATCCAGCCGATCAGAGTAAGTTAGTTACAGATACAAATAGATTTGCTCAATACTTTATGTTAATGCGAGGTTTGTTTGGTTTTGTATCGCCAGTTGCTATTCAACCTAAAGATTTAACCAAGGATAAAGATGGAAATCTTTTACTAGCCTCATCATTATACTCTGACTTTAGAGTAATAGAACAGGCTAATGGATCTAATAGGAATAAAGCATATGCAGACTTCCTAGATCTATATGGTCCAGAGCAAGTATTTGCTATAATATCAGCAACATCTGGTGGTCCTAATAATCTTTACACATATGATTTAATTGAAAGAGACCCTAGTGTAGTTGACCAATACTCTGATGTATATGGTTATTTTTATCCTAATGGTGGATTTTCTCAAGAACTATACAGATGGCAAGTCCGTAACAAAAAACGTGAGAAGTTAGACTCTAAAGAGATTTTAGAAAAAGCAACTAATGTTCGTTACTATGCTGCTAAAGATAGATTACTGGCACGTTCAGTAGGTGAAAGTTGGGACTCTAAAAGAACTGATAAGGCTTTGCAAGATCTTTCAGATTCATACTTAACGCGTGGTCGCAGGGTTGTATTCGATGCAACTAAAGAACCAAGAATCCTTGCTCAGTTAACAAAGGCAGCCTACGATGAAAGATTCATAGACTCTGAAGCGGTTAATGGTTTAAGAGATTATTTACATTTAAGAGATAAGGCTATTGCTGCTAGTGGTAGAGTAACTCTAGGTAATAAATCTAGCCTACCTCAAAGAGAGTGGCTTGCTCAACAAGCACTTGATATTATAAAGAAATACCCTGATTTCCAGAAATTATATTACTCATTCTTTAAAAAAGAATTGGAAGGTTAATCTAATATGTCAGCCCTTATACCTATTGCTAAGACTGCAAAAAAAATTATTCCTAAATCTAAAAAGGGTAAAGTTGCAGGAGCAGGAGCAGCCGCATTTGGTGTATCTGCCGTAAGAGATAAAAACGAAAAACCAACAGGGTCAACTACTATGACTCCTAGCCTAGACGCACAAAATGCAAATGCTCCAGCGGGTGGTTCAACTGGTAATAAAGGCTTATTAAATTTAGAAATAGGAACTCCTATAAGGGCTGGTACTAGTGGATTCCCTGGGGTTCCATACAGATTAGATTATACTGGTCCAACCTACACTACTGCATCAGCAAATAAAGGTGACGCCGAAAAGTTTCTTGCTAATCAAAGTGCAGCAGAAAAGGCAGCATTACTTCTTAGATTAGGACAAGTTCCTAACCTATATCCTAGTGGTCAAGCACCTACTACCGCATATGTACAGAGTATGGGTA